TGAGTCCATATTTAATTAAAGCAGCAGCCTTTGACACACTTGTTAACACAGTCGGAGCGCTTGATACTAGCAAACTTATTGATATTTTATGGCTTGTGGCAGAATACGTGACATACCCAGTCGTCGCGCGATACAGAAAGCTTGTGCAAATGCTAACTCTCCGACGATTAACAACCAAAAGGTACATCTTAACTGACTATTGTGTCGATGGAATACCACTCCGACCACTTCACTCAACTGCGAAGTTAACTATCACTGGCGATTATTTCTGTGAAAGGAAATTTGCCGGTGAGCTCTTGGGTTTCGGTGTACGTAATTACACCCCAGTCATGGCCAGATCCTGCATACACAATGAAATTGCAGCAGCTAGAAACAGGGTCATACTGGAAACCAAAGATCGAGAAATACTTGCACCACTCTGGCAGAGTTTAGGTCAAGTTTTCACGCGTTTTCGATATTTACTTTTCCCCGGGGCACCACCTTGTATAAAGGCCGTGCCATGGGACGCTTGGGTTAAAAGATTTCCCTTACCGAGGCAAAACGAACTCACAAGAGTAAGGAATCTTCACACCGTCAATCATACTAATATTGAAATGCATGCTCGATCGAAGAGCTTCATCAAAAAGGAATGGCTCATGAAAGTACATATGGGAAATGTTGAAGAATTTTGCCCCCGTATGATACAAGGATCTACTCCCGAGTTCCAAAACGTTACAGGACCATGGACACTTGCATATTCTAATATGCTTAAAAAGTCATGGAGCTCTAAACACTTTCTCATCTATACCAGTGGCATGAATGCGAATACCCTTGGCTTAGTTCACGAAAACGTTAGACAGCGTTTCCGTCAGGACAACGGCACAATGCCGGGCGAGGCTGAAGCTGACATGTCACGGTTTGATGCTCATGTTGAGGAAGAGGCTATAATCGAGGAGAATAATATTTATAGATCCTTCAAACCCAACAAGTTAACTATGGAAGCATTAGATTGCGATGTTAAAACTGTTGGAACAACACCACATGGTGTTCATTTCATGTGCCGAGGGAAAAGAAAATCAGGACGAGGTAATACCTCAGGAGGCAACACAACTTTGAGTGGAATGATGAATTTTGCCGGTGCCGTTGATGCTTATGAAAAGGCCAACGGGCGCCCAGGTTGGGTTGATCCAGTGAAGAAAATAGCTAAAATACCCTGTCGATTGTCCATCAAGCATGCCGTTATTAAACGCACAATGGAATCTATAAATTGGGAAAGAGCCATTAAGCACATGGCAACAAAATCTATTTTTACCGTTCTGATTATTGGAGATGACAACAAGCAATTTTTCTGTCAAGAGATTAGCAAATTCATAGAAAATTCTTTGATTGATGCTTTCACTCTCTTAGGACACGAACCCAAAGTCTTTATACGTGGAGAATACCATAGTGAATACTGTTCAGGTCGATTTTATCCCTCAACAGTTGGTGAGATTTGGGGACCCAAAATTGGCCGGTTGGTTGCTAAGACCTTTTGGACCGACGACAAGATGACTTTTTTGCGCGCTAGACAGCATTTACGGGGCATTGCCTTAGGGTTTAAAGATGATGTTAATCATATCCCTGTTGCTAGAGCGGTCGTTGGTAAAATATTACAAATAACTGAGCCATTGGGCAACGTCAAAATTGTCCGTCAAGATTACTCCATTCGAGTTGCACAACGCGGTGATGCCAATGTAGACACATATGCTATGTTAGAGAGCATTTATGGCCTCACAAAATCGCAGCTTGACTCTCTCGAACTTTATATCTCACAAGTTGATACACTACCACATTTTATCAATCACCCTGTTATGGACGTTATCTGCTCTATTGACTGCCCAGTTGATGCTACGAAGCCAACTATTGGTGCGCAGTCGATTTATGAATGTAGTTACGTTCCATTTTACACATTTAGGGAGTGGGTGGCTACAGTGGGCAATCGTTACACATTGCTTCCAAACTACTGTGTGCCAGTGAGAGTCTTTTAGTACGAGACTTACCAATACGCGCGTAGAACCTTTAAAACCTAGGAAATTGAGCCCCCACGACTCCGCGCATTATTTAGTGGAAATGTGAAAAACCAGTCTATCGACTTTATGAGCTTTCCCTATCACGGAAATTACGTAGGTCCAGGTTGGTCAGCAGGAAAATATCAAAATTCTGTTGTTAGTACAGTCGAACCAATTGACGAATTCGACAAAGCAGGTCAAACACACGACGCTGCTTATTCACGTTATCAAGACAATTCCAATCGTGCTCGCGCTGATTGGCAGTTTGTTTCTGATACAAAGAATCTTGGGACAAAGGCCCAGTTTGCTAGAACAGCAGTTGCAATCCAAGCTCTTGGAAGAGACACTTACTCATACATAATGGGACAAGGAAGGAAAATACAACGCAAAAAGGGAGGGAAAACAGTTGGCTCAAAGCGAAAGACACCCGGACCCAATCGCAAACAACAAAG